ACCATCCTTGAGGTTTCTGTAGGATCCATTCAGAACCATTCCATCTCCAATATTTTTTGCCACCACCAGCTCTGCCATTATATCCAGTTGTTTTTAACTGACCAGAAAATTCTCCTTCACCTGTAGGCGGTTTTGCTGGTTTAGTTCTGTTATTAGCAGGCATTATTCAGACATCTCCCTAGATTTTTTGGTGCCGTATCCTTTCACTAATCGTTGACCTCTGAGTTTATCATAGAAGACTTCGTTAGTATCTTCCCACACAGTTTCTTTATCTATAGGAAACATCATACCATTGATATTTTTAACAAAATCCTCGGTTGGTAACAGAATAGCAGTATCCCATTCTGTAGAGGCAAGATCAAGATATAGACCTTCTACATGTGCTGATAGGTATTTATGGAAACACTTCTTAGGAATGTCAATTCTACCTTGCATTAGTTTTTTTGTAGCAATGATTCTCTTTTTTGGAGGTAGGTAATGCAAGTTAGCACCCCAGAATTCATTCTTTCCAATAGTTTTGATAACATATACTAGAGGCAGTTGATCATAGTAAGGCAAGTATTTCATCTTTGCCTTATATTCAAACATATACAAGTGACCTTGTACTGTATATCTACGCAATTCATTTGCGTCTTGCTCTTCTACAGCACCAACTCTGTCACTTCTCTCATTCAGTATGTACTTATTAAAATTCTTTTTGTATGCTGCTGCTTCATTCTTTACTGCTGCTCTATACCAAGAGAGTGATTTTTTTTCTCCTCCTGTCTTGGTAGAAATTCTTTCAAAGAGTGTTTTGTATCCTGGGTTTTTATTTACGTTGTTGCGTTGGACAGACGCGAATCCTGTTGCCATTGTTCTAGACTCCTAAGTGATCTTCGGTTAGTATTAAGAAGTTCATCTGCCTGTCTTCACAATACTCACGCGCTGCTGACCACTTAGTTTGGTTTTTGGCGTATGTTAATGCAGCATTACGATATGAGGCAGTTCGTTTATTTTTGTCATTCGGTGGTTGTGTTTGCTTTTTGGGTTTTACTTCAATAATATACTTTGTGAGTTTACCAGACTTTTCACGAACTTTAATATAAAAGTCTGGAAAGTATCTCCTCACCTTACCATCAGGAGCTCTGTATGGTATAATAATCTCTTCACTACCCCACTGTAATATGTTAGGGTTATTGTCACAGAACACCATGAACTTACGTTCCCATAGCGACCTATAAACAATGTTTGTCGGGTTGCCACGGTACTTCTGAGGGTTTTTAGGTTTAAAATACCCAGAGTACGCCATAAATATAATTGTACCAACATAGGTATTTAGCGTGCCAATAAAAAGTTCTAGTAGTATATCTTCCTTCTTAGGGCAGATAAACAAACATGGTGGAGTTTCAACTTCAAACAACTTTATTGTTGAAGTTGATTATTTTGCTCAAAGTGTAGACGGTGCATTTGCTAATAAAAAAGATATGAACACTGCTTTATTATTTTTATGTGATGAAGCACAACTACCAAATATAAACACCGCTACAGGAACTCAGAATGGTGTTCTAACTGGTATTGGTTCTGTAGATTACCCACACACCAAAATATTTACAGAAATTCAACTGACTTTTATGCTAGATGCTAATCTATCATTACTCAAGTTCTTTAATGAGTGGTATAGTCGTATCTTTAAGGATGGTGGTGCTTCAATTCATGCTTCTGAGGATACTTTATCTCCATTGAACAGAGCAACTAGACTACAATATCGTAACAAATATGCTTCTCGTATAAAGATCACAAAGACAGAACCTGGAAAATTAGATGCAACAGAAAGAAAACCAATTACCTATGTTTTAGAGAATGCATGGCCTTACGCTATTGATGCTGTTCCTCTTCAATTTGGTTCATCTCAAATTACTAAGTTAACAGTGAACTTTAAGTATGAGAGACATCAAATTATTCAGAGGGATATTAGAAGCATTAAAGGTATGCAAAAGGGTGAGATCGCTGAGGTACTACGTGATGATGGTCCTGGTGTTGATCCACCATTGGGTATGAAAAAAGGACAAATAAATGAATATCTATTAGATGAAGGTGCTGGAACGGGTGCAAAACGTAAGACAGCATTGGATAGAGCAGTTGATTTCACTGGTCTTCAAGATTTAAATTTTGCCAATAGAAATATTGGATAGCAAATTTACTTTTTCAATTCCATAAAAGTGGGAAAATTTTTTCCGCTAATTTTTGTCTGAAAAAGTCGCTAAATATAAATATGACCTTGGAGTTAATATAATGGCATTGCCACAAGTTGTTTTGCCAACTTATGAGTTGGAAGTCCCTTCAAATGGGAAAAAACTAAAATATCGTCCATTTGTTGTAAAAGAAGAAAAAATACTTTTATTAGCATTAGAATCAGAGGATGATAAAGAGATTGAGAAAACCGTAAAATCTCTTTTGAAAAACTGCATTCAAACAAGAGTTAAATTGGAAGATTTGGCAATGTTTGATTTGGAGTATATTTTCCTTCAAATTCGTGCTGTGTCTGTTGGTGAAATTGTAGAAATGCAAGTAACCTGTAGAGATGATGAAAAAACTCAGGTTAAGTATTTTATGAATCTTACTGAGGTTGCGGTTAACAAACCAGAAGGACATGACCCTAAAATTATGTTAACTGATGAAATGGGTGTCATTATGAAGTATCCTGCTTGGAGTGAGTTTATTAGTGGATCTATTATGGGTCAGACTCCAACTACAGACGGTGTACTTGAGATTATTGCTGGGTGCATTGATCAAATTTTTGATGGTGAAGACGTGTATGATAGTTCTACTACCACTAAAAAAGAATTTGTTGAATTTGTAGAGGGATTGACTAATGAGCAATTTGAAAAAATTCAAAAATTCTTTGAGTCTATTCCTAGATTAGAACATAGATTTACAGTGACAAACCCTGAAACAGGAGTTGATTCGGAATTCCTAATTACTGGGTTATCCAATTTTTTCGGATAGCCCTCTTTCATAATACGCTAGAGGGGTATTACAAGACCAACTTTGCTTTGATGCAGCATCATAAATATAGCTTGACTGAGATTGAAAATATGATGCCTTGGGAGAGGCAGGTATATATCACACTTCTGATGCAACATTTGGAACAAATCAAAAAAGCACAAGAGGCGGCTAAAAACTAATGGCACACGGTTTTCTATCATATCAAGATACTAGAGGCGAAGTAGATTGGCTCGGTAAAACTTTTAATGCCATTAAGGATTATATTGAAAATCGCGAAAGAAAGGAAAAAGTCGCGGATATGGTTGCCGCGAAAGTAAGTGTATTAAATGACCAAAAAGCATTACCACAAGGTCAAACACCACTTTTGAAAGGTGGTAATCAGAAAGAATTAGCAGCAACACCACTGCAGAAAATGATTGGTGGAACTGCATTACAAAGATCATTACCTGCAGGACCAGCGGCAGTAAACCCAGAGGTTGTTGGTGGTGGATTAGCTAGAGGTGGATTTAACGGAAAACCATTAAGACCAGAGGGTTTTGCTAGCAATGCTATTGTAGATATTGGTGCTACTAATCTAGGTGTAGAAAGAGATATTGGCGGAACTGATATGTTCGTCAAAACTCTTAGTGATGTTTCTGGAGATAGTGGTGCAGTAGTACAGGCAATTGATAGACTGACCATGGTTACCATGAGTCTAGTTGATGCTACAAAACAACAAACAAGCAGTCAACAGCAAATTGCTGCTGCACAACAACAGCAATCTGAAAAATTAGGAAGAAAATCATTAGCAGCTGCAGAAGAAGCTTCTTTAGAAGGAGGTGGAGATTTTTCTGGTAATGCTGGTTATCTTGCCCTTGCATCCCAAGGTATGGGTATGATGCGCGGTGGTGGCGGTCGTGGTGGTGGTCCTGGCATGGGCATCGGCGGCAAAGTCATGACCAAAAATATCCTTAAAGCTGCTACTAAACGAGGTGCTGCTAGAACAGGCACTAGACTAGGTGCTGCAGTAGGTGGAAAACTATTAGGTGGATTTGGAAAAAGAGCAGGTGCTAAATTAGGTGGAAAGGCAATTGGTAAGGTTGCTGGTGGAGCAATTGCAAAGAGTTTAGGTAAGAAGATTCCACTGGTAGGACTAGGATTAGGTGCTGTTTTTGCTGCTCAGAGAGCGATGCAGGGAGACTTCCTTGGTGCTGGTCTAGAATTAGCATCTGGTGCTGCATCTACTGTTCCTGGTCTTGGTACTGCTGGATCTGTTGGTATTGACGCTGCTCTAGCTGCCAGAGACATGACAATGATGGCAGATGGTGGTATTGTTGACTCAGCTACAAATGCGATTATTGGTGAAGATGGAAAAGAAGGTGTTTTCCCTCTTGAAGGTGCTCGCGGTAAGAAAACCTTTATTCAATTTGGTGAGGGAATTTTAAATGCACAAAAAAGAAATAAAAAGGATTTTGCTAAAATCCAAGCAGAAGGTTTAAAAGAATATTATGATAAGGGAAGAGGATGGAAAGGAATTTTTGAAGGGATAAAAGAAATTCTTAGTGGTTTTAAAGTACCTGGACTTGGTAAAATTTTTGATTTTGACGGTGATGATGACAACGATGAGGATGACGATGGTGGCGGCGGTGGTGGCGGTAACGACAGACCTAATGGTGGCAATGTTCGTGCTATAAGACATCATAGAGCTAATGATGCTCAACAATTAACAGGTGATACTTTCATGCCTGTTGCTACTCCTAGAACAGAAGCTGGAAATCCTGCCAAGAACCAACATTTTAATGCTCCTAGAGATGGAGGAAAAAGAAGACATGATGGTATTGATATTACTGATGCATACTCTGGTACTGATGATCCAAATGATCCATATGCAGGTGGACCAGTAGTTGCTTATAAGAGTGGTAAAGTTGAAGGTATTAAACCTCCAACAACTCCTGGAGCAGAAAATGGAGAACTATCAATTAAACATCCAGATGGAACAAAAACAAGATATTATCATGTAAATCCTAAAGCAGGTCTTAAAAATGGTGATGAGGTGTTTGGTGGTCAGCATATCGCTGATATGACACGTTATTACAGAGGTGGCACTGAACAAACACATTTACATTTTGAGTTATACAACGCAGCTGGTGATATAGTTGATCCTACTAAAGCAATTCAAGATGTTAATAATAGGATATCATCACCTTTATCTGATGCTCAGGCAAAACTTTATGCAACATCGGGAGTAGATCCACAAGAATCTGCTACCAATATGGATCAATATGAAAAAATTGCGGCAGAGCGTGCAAAGTTAATGGAACTGGATTCATCAGCAGAACTAAATGCTGCAGCTACATTTGGACTTAGAAAAGCAATGTCTGAGGGAAGAAACACAACAAGAAGAGAACGTTTTGAAATTCCTGGTATTGGTAATGTTAGATATCATCATGGTCTTGGTGGTATTGGTGCTACGAAAACTTTCTTTACTGAAAGTGGCGATAAAATAAGTGAAGAAGAGATGTTGGAATTGATCAAACAAAGAAATGCAGAACTTCATAAACAACAGGTTGAATTAATGAATAGAACAAGTGATGCGGGTGGTGCTGATCAATTAAATACAACTTCTAGTGAAGTTCTTAATGCTTCTTTACCATCAGGTAATACAACTATTATTAATAACAATGGTGGTAATAATGGTGGAGGATCTTCTACCATAGGAAATCAAGTACCTATCGGATCTAGTTCTGATGATATGGGTGCTGGTGTATATT